AAAAATCATATATTGTTCCAGTTTCCCAATTTATTCTTCGGATAACTGGAGAAATATCGTTTGCTGTTATTTGTTTGGCCACAAACATGTTCTTATAAACACTTTTCAAATACCTTTGATCTTGAGTTGGTGCTGGCGGATCATTTTCATCTGCCCAAGGATCAACTTTGGCTAAAAAACAATAGATTGATGATAGTGGAACGTCATAGTATGGCGGTATGACAGCAACAGGTGAAAAATACACCTGTTCTACTGATGATACTGCCGCTGCGTTGGTGAGAAGGTTTTTAGTAGCCATAGTTTTTATTTATCTGTATTTTATAATTGTGTAAAACTAGATTCACCTGTGGGATTAAAGTTAGCTGTTGATTTCAAAGAATATCGACCTAACATTTGCATACCTGATGGATGTAGTAAATTCAATAGAATATCTCTATACTTAGATATTTCTTTTTCAACTGTGATAACATATGTGTAGTTGTTATAAATTTGGCTTTGTAATACACTAAAAGAACTTGGTTGTCCTTTTTTATCTAAGTATTGTCCTTGGCCTATCACCAAACCATTTAAGAAAGAAGCGTTTGCCTTTGCTAAACCATTACCATAAATTCTAACACCAGTCGAATTATAGTTGGCATCATATTGTGTGTTGGCCATTATCATATTGATACCTTTGTCAATCTTCAAAGGCTTAGTTGGATCTGGTGTGCTCTTGTAATCAAAAACTCTTAGATTATATAGACTTTGTGTTGGTACACCATTCTCTTGTAACAATATAGCATTGTTAACAGTTGCTGAATATGTGGCTACCTCGACACTTGTACCTTGATAAACAACATCTCCTAATTGTGGGAAATTCGACACTACCACATTTGCCACAACAATATCTTCCACTTTCAATGATACCCTTGGTGTTGATATGTAATCTTCACCTGGATCCAATACATTGATGGTGCTTATCGAACCTGCTTGGTCTGTGGTCAAAGCAAATGTGGCACCAGTTCCTAAGATTCCTGGTACAAATAGACTGGCGTTAGATGCCAATATATTTGCCGAATTGACAGTTACCACAGGCACAGATGTTGAATTATAACCCATACCACCTAAAGGATAAAATCCATCTGATGTATAAGTTAATGCTGTGATAGCACCATTAGTTGTTACATTGGCAACTTTAGCTTGAGCTCCGTAACCAGAACCTCCTGTAAAAACAATCATGTCATTGATTTGATAACCTTCACCACCAGTTGTAATTTGTATTGGTGATAAAATGCCAAGAGAGGCAATCTCACCATATTCATCATTATCATCCAAATATCTTGAATCGGCCATGACTAATGGTGTTCTTGTAATACCACCGCCACCATTAACCAATAATACGGAAGATAATGGATATGTTGTGAGATTTAAAAACGAAAAGGCATCAGCCAAAACTGTGTTTGCATTAGCACTAGCAATATTGGCAAAATGATAATTACCTGGTGATCCAAAAGTACTATTCCAATTTCCATTACCAAGTGTGTAATTTTGTTTTAAAGCAATAGAATCTAAAGGCACATAAGCAATATTGGCCACACCATTGGCTGCTGGATTTAAAGAACCAACAACTGCTGAAGCACCAGGAGCATATGTAAAATTAATAACTGTGTTTGGACTATCTGAATAACCATAACCTTGATTAATCACATCTAATGTAAGAATAGAACCAGCAGTTGTTGTACCTACTGTGGCAATAGCACCATGGCCATTGGCTGTCTCAAGTCCACCATAAATGATAACTGGATCACCAGTTTGATATAATAAACCACGATTGTATTGGTCTATTCTAACTGAACTGATTTGACCAACAATCTTTGCTCTAAGAATTTTACCACCAATCAATATGTTTTGATTGGCATTATCTACAACACGAACATATTCACCAGACTGAAAAAGTCTTTCAATGTTTGATATGAATACTTCTGTTTTGTTACCAGCTTTGACTGAGTTTTCAACTGTAGCAATTGACTTTGTTGTCTCACCAAACAAACGATAGTTATTGATATTTAAAAAACGAGAATCTATTGTATTGAGTTTTAAACTTTTTGGTATGTACCAGTTACCATCAGAAGCTTTGAACACAGAATCTTTGGTATAATAAACATCAAAGTCTGAATTATACAATATTCTAAACAAAAATTTATAAGAAGCAGGCGTACCTTTAGAACGGTATAGTTGACGAGCAACCTTAACTGCCTTCTCTTTACTAATCAGAGCATCGTTTGGAAAGTACGGTAAGAATTCATTTGTAAAGTATTGTAAGAATTCTGTTGTAGTTGCATCAATATCTTTATAATTTAAAAGATTTTTGGACCTATCAGTTACATTACCATCTTGTTCCAACCATTCATAATATGCCTGTAGAAAGGCCACAAAATTGGCATAAGAAGGATCGTCCCGAATAAATTCAGGAAGTTGTGATGGTATTAATAGTGAGGTCTTGTGGCCGCTAGTTATCATGTTGTCTTAGCAGTTACGTTAATTGTAATAGCATTTGAATCGTATGGATCTACCGTAATGATTCTATTGTATGTAGATGAGACGATTGTTGTTGTTGGAGTAACTGAAAGAGTTAGTTGGCCAAGGTCATTATTAACTTGATATGGATTAAAAGCCGTTAAAGTAATAATACCTTTTGTATAGTCAACTGTTCCAATATTGTTGTCCAATATAACTTTACCATTAGTGCCATCAATGTAATACAAACCTAATGTGCCATAACGACCTTTAAGTTGAACTGTGGCAGCACCAAGTTTACCTTGTGTATCATTTGCATTACTTGTGATAGTTGCATAAGCAGTCGTGTAATTGTTTCCTGAATTTGTTACATTAATAGCCGTGATTGCTCCAGCACCATTAATAACTGCTTCTGCCGTTGCACCTGTACCATCACCAATAATTGTTACTATCGGTGCATATTGATATCCATAACCTGGATTTATAATAGAAATTGAATCAACACCCTCAGTTGCCTGTGGAAATTCTTCTAAGTAAACACCATCAATAATAGCGGTTGATGTTGTATACTGCATTGATGGTAAACTGTTGATACCACTTAGGAAGGCACCTTTTTTAATTGGCACATTAAAATAGAATGTATATGTTGTTGGTGTTTGTAAAGTTGGATAGAATTTCTTCTGTAAATTGATAGATAGTTCATTTGTTATAATGGAATTATCTGCTGTTTGAATGGCAAGAATCAAATCAGAAGCTGAGAATGTTGAATTGAATGTGTTAAGAGTTTTGGCCGTAAAGTTATTGATTGCCGTCTTAACAAGACTCGAAATACCATTAGATGTCAATGTAGTTTTCTTTGGATCATACAATACATTTGTTGTAATGTTAACATAAGTATAATCTGGATCTACAATAGTTGGTTCCACAGTCAATACAGAGATTGGTTTAATAACATCCTGTATGAGTCTTTGTTTCTGTGTATTGGTTAATGTGTAACCACCAGTTGGTTTGAGAGCAATAAAGACCTGCCCATAAACCGGTGTACTGTTACTTTCACCACCCCACACATTCACAGCATCAAATGAGATACCTAATTGATTGCCTTGAATGATGGCAATATAGTCTTCTTTAGAAACGGCACGACCTTGAGTTGCATAGGCCTTTGGTGCTTGATATTTAATTGAGTTAATAGATTCTTTAGCACCACCTTGTGTGGCTGCCAACAAAGGAGTAATACTAGATGTTGTGAATCCACCTAAATTACTCATCAAAACATAAGTATTGGCACCTGCAGCTGATGTGCCTTGTGTTGAAACATAAGAGGTAACAATAATATTACCATCACTTAGTTTTTTACCTAAGATGCCATCACCAAATGAAATTTCATAATTACCATTAAGTGCTTCACTTACGAAATAAACCAAAGATTTTGAATCTAATGTCAAATAGTCTTTGGCTGTATTGTAAATCTGATATGATGTGTTTGATATTGATTCTTGAACAATGATTTTAAGTGTTGAAGTATCAATTTTAACATCAGGTAATTCAAATGTGTATTTTGGATTTGTTGTACCATTGACAGTAAATGTATATGTTGTTGGTATACCTTGTTTCAATTCAATATTGTCGAATGTGGCAGTACCTCCAACAACAGGAACTGTGGTTGCATCTATTGTTACGAAGTTGTAATTGACTCCGTTAATAGCACCAGATTGGAAGTTGGTGAATTTTGGTAATGTAAATGTGGTAGTAGTAATACCATTAGCAACGAATTTAATGAAAGATGTTGGAGCAATTGCTGATTTTGGAGTATAATCTAACACTTTAGCCTGAGAAACAACAGAACTTCTTTGAATTGCTGAATCCAAAAACATTTCATTGGCCACCATATTTAAATAATAGGCATTGTATTGTGTATTGTATGCTAAAACATCCAAAAGAACAGATAGAGCAGAACCATCAAAGTTGTAATCTTTAAATGTGTCTTGTGATTGTAGATATGTAATAAAGTTACTTTTAATACTTTTAAAATCTAAATCAGCAACTTGAATGTTGGTATTTGAAGATGACATTATCTTGACCTTTGGAGAAACAGATTGACCGCTGTTGGTGTTGTATTATTTCCTACATAGAATGAAATTGTTGCCAGAAATGAATTTTGGTCAGCATTTGGTGATACCTTGATGTCATTTACTTTGGCTCTTGGTTCATAATTTCTAATAACATTTGTAATTTCATCAGACAACATACTAGCAGTCAAATTATTTACAGGTTCAAATAACAAAGTATTCAAATTTGAACCTAAATTGGGTTGAAATGGTCTTTCATAAAAATTAGTCAAAAGTAGACTTCTAACTGAACGGACAACTGCCTGTTCATCATAACTCAAAGCAACATCATTCGTTACGGGTAAACGATTGAATGTTAAGTCTAAGTCTGAATAAAGATTTTGTAATTGTGCCATTTTCTATTTATAGAGCCTAGGAGTAAATGCGCTTTTTGGAATTTCGATAACCGTCCGGACTTTTTAGGGGGCCGGCAAGGATTTTGAAAATTTGTAAAATTATTCGAGTGCAAATGCTGGACCATCAGAAACTCCACCACCCCTCTGAATACCACCATGCTGATGTAAATTGAATATCAACCTATCAGCCTCAATAGAACGAACCAAATCGGTAATAAGAAGACCTGAAACAGTACCTGGAATCATATAAGCGCTTGTTGCTGGATATCCAGCTGCAACATATCCTAAAGTTGCAACACCTAAATCTGCTGATATGGTACCTGGAAGAGCAAGTGGTCCTATTGGTAAACCAGTTGCAGCTGCTGTAGGTCCAACTGCCAACCAACCTGGAGTTAAGAAACCTAAAGTAGCAAAAATCTTTTGGCCAGCATTTACATTGTTTTCTGCTTTGATACTTTGTGTAGAAGATATGTCACCACGAACAAATAAGTCAGCATTCATATTAACGGCATTAGCTTGTATGGTTAAATCTCCTGGTGTATTGACATCAATATCACCATTTGAAGTTATATTTACACTTCCATTAATAGATTGTGTAACATCACCCATCACTTGTTGTGTTAAATTTCCTCCAACTTTTACTACAGCATCTTTTACAATATTAATAACACAAGCGCCATCCACATTGATATTACATTGGCCTTTTATATAAACATTATTACCATCCATTAAGATTTCATAATTTTTACCCAAAACCTTATTAATTCTTTTACCATCAGCTTGAATTTCAGTAAAGGTGCCTATTCTGTGTTCAAGTCGAACTCTTTCAGCACCAGGAGTATCATCCATCTCAAAGGTGTGACCCGATTCGGTTTGAGTTATGGTATTATACGGATAAACCGCATTATAGTTTGATTTTGGTTCTGTGAAAGAGCTATCTAATGCCATTTTTATGCCTGTGCTGTTTTTACTTGTTGATTCACAGTATTCAATTGTGTTTGTAGTGTATTCAAAGCACTATTGTTTACTTGGCTTTGATAAGTTACCAAATCAGCTTGAGCAGTTTTTAAACAAGATTGTAAAAGTTTTCTTAATTCTTCTGGTGAATTTAAAATAGAATTGATGAGATTTTTTAAATAAGCCACGTATTCATTAATAACTTTAGCTTCATCAAGAGCATCTTTAATAGCCTTTTGTATCAATTTTGCTTTGGCTTTTAAAGTTGCAATCATTTGTTTAATTTCTTCAACAAAAGGATTTGCAGATAATGTTTTAAGTAAAGCCTCGATAGCAGCCTTTATTTTACTAATTATACCTGAAATCTTCGACTTTAAGGCACTAATATCTTTATTAAGTTCATTGACAATATCACACACATGAATCCTAGACTCATTAGCTTTTTGTATTCCAGTATTCTTAATATCACCTAGTGCTAATGCTGGTGTTGATAGTAAGGTGCTTCCAACATATAGGGGCTTTGGTGGATTAACTTCAACAACATTGCCGTTCTGGTCTGTTTGGGTTTTAGCTATATTTAAACTCATTTATTGTCCTTTTTTGATTCCAGGTAAAACACCCATCATAATAGGAGCTTGGCCACTTTCTGAATCTATGAAAAAACCTACTACCCAATCACCAACAGATGGTACTGAAAAAGTTTTGGAGGCATTGAAAGCAATCATTGGATGTGCCCATGGTAAGTCTTTAGTTTGTATTGTATCACCATACCAACCAAATATACGAACCTGACAACGACCAAGACCCAAAGGATCTACTCTATTTTCAATTTCACCGACCCACCAGACAAAACCATT